TTCGCGGCCAGCGCCTTCTGGGCGGGTGTCAGCGCTTCCTTCGTGGAGCTGATCAACCCCATCTTCAGCGCCTCATTGCGAAGCGTGGCGTCGTCCAGCAGTATCCCGTACTTGCGGATCGGTTCGGCCTCGCCGCGCAGGGCCGCCCCGATCGCCTCGATCGCCTCCTCGGGGCTCGTGTTATGGAACGATGCCATGTCGCTGGCCAGCTGGGCGTTCTTCTGGGCGAAGGACGTCAGATCCCCGCCCGCGAGCCCGGCGGACTTCCCGAACGTCGCGAACGTCGCCGCAGCGTCGAGCGCCTGCTGGCGGCTGGTGCCCATCGCCGTGGCCGAACCCTCCGCCCACTTCTGCAGGATCTGGCCCTGCTCGCCCCCGAAGATCTGGTTCACCTTGCTTACCGTCTCGCCCATGTCCGACGCGGCGCCGATGCTGGACTTCAGGAAGTCCAGCGCCTTGCCACCGAGGTTCAGGGCGATGTTGCCGGCAATGTCCGCGACCTTGACCGCGATGCCCGTCTTGGCGCGCTCCCAGTGCGAGGTCAGTTTCTCGGTCTGCTCGCGCGTCTCGTCCTGGACGGCCTTCTGGGCCCGCTTTATGTCCTCCAGCGCTTCCTTCAGCGCGCTGATGTCCGCTTCGTAGCGGAGCGTGTCGACGGGCATCAGCTCACCCCCTGACGTCGTTCGGCGGCCTGGGTGCGAAGGTAGTCCTGTAGCTGGTGTTCCTTACGGATCGCCGCCCGGCGGTGCTGCGGGTTCGGCCCCGCGCGCCCGCTGTTCGCCTCACGTTCGGCGGTCCGGCGCCGGTCCAGCGCCGCGAACATCAGGATCAGCTGGGCGACGGTGGTATGCGGCAGGAACTCAGAGGGGAAGCGGCGCAGCTCTAGCGCGAGGTCGTACAGCGCCGCTAGCCACTCGTCGTCACCGAGGAGCCGTTTCCCAGGCTGCCAGCGGACTCGCGGGCCTCGGGGTGCTCGGGGTCGGCTGGCGGGTCGGCCAACCCCGCTTCGGCCAGGACCCACTGGGCGGCCTCCAGGACGTCGCCCCGTTCGATGTTCGACAGGGTGTCCAGCCACCGGCCCACTAGGTCGTTGCTTTCGAACACCTGACGGTCCTGGTCGTCCAGCACGGCCAGGCGGACGGCGGTCCGCACGACGTCCCACCCGAGCTGGTCGGGTTCGTCGCCCGACGCTCGGGCCTTCCCGAACAGCGACCCCAGCCGCGTCTGAGCTTCCGCGGACCACACTCGGAACGGCACCTTGACCCCGTCCGCGAGGGTGACCACCCGTTCGGCGGCGACCATGGAGCTGGCCAGGATGGCGTCCTTCACACCCTGGCGGGTCAGATTCGACATGGGGCGGGCGTCCCTTCACGTTGACACGGCGCTGTCAGACGTAGGCGGCGGTGTCGGCCGTCCTGCTGATCACCGTGATGATATCTCCGGCCGGCTTGCGCGGGGTGCCGTTGACCTCTATGAAGCTGGTCCCCCCGTCGGCGGTCAGCTTCCGGCTGGCCGTCTTCCATGCCACGTTCGGCATGGCAATGGTCAGGTTGCGGAGGTTCGTGGACGTGAGCCCGTTCGTGTAGGCGGCCTGCCAGGAGGTAGTGGTCCCGTCCAGGAAGTCGACCACGGGGGCGGTCGCGCCGACCGACCCGTAGTTCACGGCCCGGTAGCGGTCGGTGGTCAGCTCCAGGATCTTGACCTTCAGCTCCAGCGTCAGCTTCTGTTTGACGAACGCTGCCCGGAATGGCGAGCTGGTGAAGATGGCGTCATCTATGCCCCAGTCGGCGGTCAGTTCCCAGCTGGCCACGTTCGTGGCGGCCACGTTGTCGAACGTGTACGTGCAGTCCGACGGGCGGTAGGCGGCGCCGGGGGTGGCGGCGTGCATCCCGGTTTCGTAGGTGGGGCTGGCGGTCGTCACGACGGCGATGGTGCGCCCCGCGAACGTGAAGGCTGCGGTCAGCTCGCCGTTGTCCTCGGGGCTCGTGATCGTCAGCTTGTGGAGCACCGACCCCGCGATCCGCTCGAATAGGTCGGCGCCGGCGGACCCCCATTCGACCGACGTATACACCGGCGCCTGGGCGGGGCTGGCGGTGTGATCGAATAGCGCCCCGGCGGCGACGCTGGCATCGGCGCCCAGGAACCACGCGACGAGCTTGGCGAAGGCGGCCGGCTTGATCGGCAGTGTGAAGGTGCCGTTCGGCTTGTGGGTCGTCTTGACGGAGCGGGCGGTGTATGGCCCCGTCCCGCCTTCGTAGACGTCGGTCGCGTCGGGACTGTGGTCGAGCGCGACGTCGCCCGTGAACGGCACAAACAGCGTCGGGGCCTGCCCGGTGCCGGGGACCGTTTCTTTCACCAGCCCCAGATAGTGGCGGATGTCGTCCAGCGCGTAGGGCCCTGCCATCAGTCCTCCAGCGGTCCGCCGGCCAGCCCGGCGGTCAGGTTGCGGGCGAGCTTCGCGAGCCGGGCACCCTCGGTCTTCGTGACGCGGGTGACGTAGGGCGAGCCGGGCACGTCGACCAGCTCGGGGATCACGTGCACCGTGTCCCCGGGCAGGATCATCAGCCCGTCGTCGGGTCGGACCACGAGGTCACCGGCGGCGTAGACGGCGGGCACCAGGTCCACGATGTTGGCCACGGCGGGGATGGTAGTCGCCCGGCGGCCTGGCGACGCGGAGCGGGGCCCCCTCCAGGGCCCCGGCGCTTCAGTCCTTCTCGGGTGGGATCGCCCGCTCGGCGATCCGCCTGGCCTCCTCCTCCGTGGGCGGGGTGACCTTCTCGGCCCCCCGCTTCCGGAGCGCCCGACGGACTTCCAGAGTCTCGTCCGGCTTCGGGTCCTTCCGTTTCGCCATGGTCCCCCTCGTGGTCGGTGGCTGTTACGGAGTACTCTAGTCGTCTGACAGAGCGCTGTCAATGTCGGTCAGGTGACAGCCTCCAGGACTTCCAGCACGGAGAACGAACCGGCGGGCAGGCGCTCCGCGAGCCCGCTGATCGGGTTGCGCCACACGGCGCTGTCGCCGTCGAGCGCGACCAGGGTGGTCAGGTGGAGCAGCTTCGGCATGTGGTGCTGGGTGATGATCACGTCGGCCGGCTGGACTGCGGTAGGGGAGGTCATACGGGGTACTCTACGCCCTGACAGCGCAGTGTCAACGTCGGTCGGGTTACGACTCCGGGCACCCGAGCCGGCGGGCGGCGTTCTCGGTCCCGCGGCGCATCAGCTCCGTCAGCTCGTCGGTGGCGGTCGAGCCGGCCAGCAGGGCGCGGATCTCGGCCACCTGCTCGCACGTGGTCGGTTCCACCCACCGGGCTGTCACGTCACCCACCCTCGTGGACGCCGTGGGCGCTCCAGGCGGGGCGGTGGGGTCACCCCCGCCAGCGCACGCTGGGAGGGCTACAGCGGCCAGCAGGGCCAGCAGGGCGACCACGTAGTAGGCGGCGGCCAGCAGGGCGGCCTGGGCGAGCACGTAACGGACGGTAGGCATGGTCATCCTTGGGGCGGGGTGGGGATGTCGACGTGGGCGGTCAGCGTTACCGAACCGTTCACCCCGTAGTGGGTGGCGTCGAGGTCGCCCCGTTGGAGGACGGCGTAACCGGCGGTGCCGCCGATAACGGCCTTCCTCCCACACGTTGGGCATTCGAACAGATGCTCGCCGTTACTGCTGGCGGTGCAGGTCATCTCGTGACGGGGCATGGCGGGGATGCTATGCAAGGGGCGGGCCTGTCCCCTACGATGGTCGCTGGTAGTGGGTCCGATGGCCTTCCTGTGGTCGGGAGTCCGTCAACGCGAGAATCCCCCCGGGCCGGCATGGGCCTCCGGGGGGATTCTCCGTTTCACCGGCCTGTCAGGCGAACGTCCCGCCGCACCGGCCACACGTCAGGTCGTCGGCCTCATCGGCGAAGACTGCCAGGTTGCGGCAACCACACGTCACCGTGATGCGGCGACGCTGGACCCGCACCGGGCCGGCGGCCCGACCAGGCTTCGGGGTGGTCAGTCGGTCGTCGCTGGGGTCGTCGGGCCGGGCGGGCACCAGCTCGGGGGCGGGGATCGTGGCGGTGGCCAGGGCCAGGGCCTCCAGCTCGGCGCCCCAGAGCACCCGCCCCATGTCGGACAGCGTGAGCGCCGAGTACCCGAGCAGCTCATTCGCCTTGCCGTGGGTGTACTCCAGCCCGAAGGCGGAGCCGGCGGTCCGGAAGTCGCCGTTATGGTAGCGGTACTGGCGGCTGGTCCCGGCCGTCTCGTCGCCCTGGGCAATCAGCATGATGTGGGCGGCTTCGTGAAGGATGGTCGTCAGGGCCGACTCAGCGCCACGGCCCAGCGTCTCACCGGAGACGAACAGCTCGTGGCTGCGGCCTTCGCGGTGGGCGATCACCCAGGCGTCGGGCCGGACGTGGCCCAGCCGCAGCCACCCGCCACCCATGGCACCGGAGCCGGTGATCATGTGGACGGTGGGGAGGTCGGTGTCGGCGTAGACCTTGGCGAAGTCCTGGACCTTGGCCCAGATGCGCTCCAGCAGGCTGGCCAGTTCGGAACCGGAACCCTGGGTGGCGTTGCGGGCGGCGGTGTTGGCGGCCTTGCGGGCGGTGGTCGAGCGGGTGGGGCGCTGGGTGGAGGTCATACGGAGTACTCTAGTGATCTGACAGCGGAGTGTCAATGTCGGTCGCGTTACGGGGTACCCCGGTTCTGTAACCCCACGGACCTTGACGCGACGCTGTCAGGGTGTAGAGTACTCCGTATGACGCAGCGCCTCACGAACACCTACATCGCCCGCCTGGCCACCAGCGACACCGGCGCCCAGTATGTCGACGTCGACTGGCAGTCAGCGTGGGGCGTGCCCGCCCAAGCCCTGGCCGCAGCCGACCGGTGGGGCTGGGATGGCGTCGTGGTGGTCGACGTCCACACGGGCGAGCGGATGTTCTTCCCGGTCGGCTAGGGCTCGATCAGCAGCTCGGCTAGGGCTCGATCAGCAGCTCGGCTAGGGCTCGATCAGCAGCTCGGCCCGGCGGCCGTCCGATGGGAACGTCAGGACGGCGGCGCCCACATGGGCCTTGACGACCAGGCTATAGCGGCCTGGGTCGTCAGTCTCGCCCGGCGCCCACGCCCGGGTGAGGGTGATCGTCGGGCCGTCGTTGGCGAACACGGTCATCGCCTCATCCACCAGCACCGGGGTGTCCGTGTCGTGGTCGGCGCCGATCAGCTCCATGGTCACCGTGTAGGTGATGCCCCCGTTGGCGAGCACCACCCCGAGCTGGCCAGAGTCGGGGTCGGCGAACGTCGCCCGGATGCGGAGCGGCAAAGCTGTATCACCAGCGTGCATGGCGTCATCTTCTACCACGGAGACGATCGCCCACCGTTCCACCGTCGCCACAGTCGACCACGGCTCGACGGCCAGCCCGACGTCCCACCCCTCGGGCTCCAGCGCCACCGGGTCGACAGTCACCGGCGGCGTAGCGCTCGTCACCGTGGGCCCGAACGCCTGGGCCACCGCTGCGGCGTGCCCGGCCTGGGGCCTGATCCCAACTCTCGGAGCGAGCGCCTGGGCTCCACCGGTGGCGTGCCCTGCTGGCGCGAGCGTGACCACCAGCGGGGTCGGAGCGAGCGCCTGGGCTCCACCGGCGGCGTGCCCGGCCTTCGCGGTCACCGACACGCTGGGCCCGAACGCCTGGGCCACCGCTGCGGCGTGCCCCGCTGGCGCGTTGCTGCCGGCAGTGGTCGACACGGTGGCAGGGTTCGCTACCCCGCTGGCGGCGGCGTGCCCCGCTAGCGCGTTCACGGCTGTCGCCACTGCAGGCTGGTGGGCGGTCCCCGTGGCGGCGGCGTGCCCTGCGGTCACGAGGGTGCCCGTGGCCACGGACGCCTGGTGCGCCACCCCAGCTCCTACGGCGGTGCCGGCGGACGGGCGGACGGCCCCCGTGGCACCGAGCGCCTGGGCGGCCCCCGCTGCCGCCCCCGCGGCGGCGTTCCCCGTCCTCGTGACGCTGGGCCCGAACGCGTCCGCTGCTCCCGCGGCCGTGCCGGCCTGGGGTGTTCCCGTCCTCGTGACACCGGGCTGCTGGGCGACACCGGCTCCCACGGCCGTGCCGGCGGACAGGCTGATCCTCACGGTTGAGCCCAGGGCGTCCCCAGCGGCACCAGGCTGGCCAGCAGGGACGTTCGTGGACCGGGTGACAGTCGGCTGCTGGGCGACCCCGCTGGCGGCGGCGTGCCCGGCCTGGGCGGTAGCTGACACCCCGGGCTGCTGGGCGACACCGGCTCCCACGGCCGTGCCGGCTTGCGGCGTTCCCGTCCTCGTGACGCTGGGCCCGAACGCGTCCCCGGTTCCCGCGGCCGTGGGAGCTGATGGCTTGATCAGCGGCGCCGGGGCGAGCGCCACCCCAGCACCCGAGGCTGTACCGGCGCTCGCTCCGATCGCGGCTGTCGGCCCGAGCGCCGTTCCCGTGCCGGCGGCGAGCCCAGCAGGGACGTTCGTACCGCTAGTGAACGTGTTATATGTGAAGTCATCCCAGTCGGACGTGCACGTAAACACATTCGTCTGGTCCCGGAAGCCGAATACACCTGTGGCCCATGTCGCTTCGGTTGTTTCTATCTGCCAGCCGTCCTGGCTGCTACCGTCACGCCACAAGGCTATTTTGTGCGTAGACCCAATACACTGAATCCGCATCTGGTAGACGTTGCCGCCGACCGTTGCGGGTATGGGCACAACCACGCTTGTCCCAGCCACGGCGGCCGTTTGCGTGGCCCACGTAAGCGTGTTGGACAGAACGTCGATGTAAACGTTGTAGCCGTTGTAGCCCTCACCGTATGGGTTTCCCCAGCCGTCACTACCACCGGACAGCCTGTAACCGATGGCTGGGTATTGCTCCTGCCTAGTGCCGTTCAGCGTCAGCCGACCCTGTAGGTCTACGTCGCCGAAGGCTGTAGTCCCGAAGGTCATAGTAGTGCCGACGTAGCCGCCAGCACTAACCATATGCCATTGGTTGCCCTGGATGTTCTGTGTCCCGCCGAAGGTGTTAGCTATCCAACCGGACGGCGGGCCGCTACCGTTGGAGCCGGTGAACGTCTCGACGGTGCCTTGTATGGGCTCTACTGGGCCGCGAACGTCGAGAACCGCTGACCTGGACCGGGGGCCCAGCCGTAGCGGTATCGCCTGGTTAGGGTAGGTCAGGCGGTCGCGGTAAAGCGGCACGGTCGGGCCGTCACTCGTCTATGACGATGTACAGCCTTAGCGCTGCCCCCGTGCCGGCGCCGAAGTTCCACAGCATCAGCTGGGTAGTGGCACCGTTCTTAGCCCACAGTTCGTACGGGCCGAACGTCCAGATGACCCCAGCGCCGATGGTGGCGGGCAGGATGATCTGACGCTGGTAGTTCGCGGCGACGGTCGCGGCAGCTGACCAGGCGGTGTCGATGTTCGTCTGGGATGCGGGCCTCTGGGGGTCCTGGGCCTGGCAGAGCGCGCTGGTGGACGGCGTGCCCGTCGTCGCGGAGCGCACGAGCCCCACGCTGGTGGCCACGGCCGTTTCACAGAACACGCCGATCTCCCGGACCTGACAGTCAAGGGTCGACGCGGGGCGGATCATGCAAATTCCCGTCCCCGTTGTCGGGGCCGCTTTGGCTACGCCCAGGGCATAGATAGTCACGGTGTCACGTCCACGGCCACAAACGTCCAGCGTCGGAGGGTAAAGAACAGTTTGGAGTACGCCACGAAGTCGGCCACCCCGCCACCGGCTGGGTCCACCTGGTAGGTGAAGTCGGCGTTCGCCCCGTCACGGTTCATGGTGAGCACGACGGTCACGGGTCACGCCTGGGCGGTTGTGATGCGCCACACGCCGTTTGCGTGCCAGACGATCGTGAGGGTCCCGTTCGTGACCCCGTTCGATCCGCCGAAGTAGTGGTAGGACATGCCCGGGTCGGCCGTTGGCGTCGTGTCCGTCGTGTTGTAGATCAGGTTCCCGAACACGCCCGCGAGGGTGGCGGCGGGCCCCGAGGCGAGGTCGGTGGCGTCGAGCATGGTCACGTCCGCGGCGGGGACAGTGACGAGCATCCCGGCCAGGGCCCGACCACCGGCGGCCCAGTCGGCGTGGCTGATCTCATTACCGACCACCCACTGGCCCACGGCGTAGGCGGTGTTCGCTGCGGTCACGTCGTTGTCGGGGGTCGGCGTGGTGCCATAGAGCGGCACCATATAGACGTCGCCCGGGGTGTCGACGTCGTAGACCTGGGTGCCGGCGTATTGGTCGGCCACCCACTGGCGGAATATCGAGCTACCGGCCCATGCCATCCGTTGATCCTCGCGGTCGGTTCAGATGCGCGCACGGCGCGAAGACGAACCTGTCCTCGCCTTCGTCGCGCTCCACGATTACGGCCATCACGGACGGGTCGCCTTCGGCGGTGATCCGCACGTCGTCGCCTCTGATGTAGTCGCCCCGGTGCTCGACCCGTAGCGCGGCCCGGACGCCAGCAGGAACGAACGGGGCCCACACGCCGCGCAGGCTGGGGCAGGTGTGCATCGGGCTATGGGGCACCGTGAAGTAGGTCACGTGCTGCTGATAGCAGGACGGGCAGATCCACAGTGTCGGCTGGCGGTCGAGCAGTCGTGCCCGGGGTGCCATCTAGCCGATCCTGTCCAGGGCGTCGCGGACGGCCGCCCAGTGGGTGACCCGTTCGGCGGCGTCGGCGTAGTCGCGTTCGGCCTGGGCGAGCTTGTCGGCCACCTTCGCTACGGCGGTCGGGAGGTCGGGGGCGGTCATGGTCCACCCGCCACGTTCGGGGTCCTCGATCACGACGGGGGGTTGCACCGGGGGCGGGATGTCCACCCGGATGGTGCCCCCGAACGCCCGTCCGCCACCGTTCGTCTCGCCCGCGCTCGTGTCGGTCATCGCCCCGGGATGGTAGTCGAGCCCGTGACAGCGCGGCGTCATCCCGGGCCGGTCGCCACTGTCCGTGGTGGCCGCTCCCCGGACACCCCCGAGCTTGGACCTTGACATCACGCTGTCAGACCTCGAGGCCGAACGGTGTTTGACCAGGCATTTCCCCTCCCACGGCGGGGCCGCCATGGTCCACGCGTCAGGGGGGTGGAACGGCTTAGACGGCCCCCTGGGGGCCTCTCGTGGCAAGCGCCGCTTTCCGGTGTAGCGCCGGGCTTTCCCACTGGGTGTGATGTTCACGCCAGCCGGCGGTGGCGCTCGACGTCGAACCGGGCGGCCTCCGACGCCGTATCCACCGGGGTGCACGGGCGTTTCCGGGCGGCTACGGACCTCGCGTCGCGCTCGATCACCGGCCCGTAGCACGCGCCCAGATGCTCAAACCACGTCTCGGCGTGGACCCGCCACGTCGGCCCCGAGCAGTGCGGACACACCTTCAGTTGCTCCGTAATTCCGACCCCAGGCATCTGGGTGAACGGCACCGGAGTCGCCGCCGTGACGTTCTGCGGGATCGTTCCCCACCACGAGCACCGCAGCCCGAAGTAGATCACCGGCTTGTCCTGGCAGGACAGGTCCAACATCGGAGGTCCGCCGACCATCACGGAGCCGAGAGTGTGTAGACAACCTTCGTCAGCTCGGTGTAGGCGAAGGCGTAGCCGGTCATCAGCTGACGGATCTGCGGCGGGTCGGTCAGGCGGCACGGCTCGACACGGTGCGCCGTCCCACCCATGTTGCGGTCGGCGTCGAGCGCGTCGATCACCCGGAGCATGTTGCCCCGCAGCGTGGTCATGGCGGTGGCGCCTTCGGCGTCGAGCCCTTCCAGCCCGGCCACCGTCCACGCCCACGGGCGCAGGATCGCGTTCGCTGGCTGGGAGTGCGTCAGGTAGCTGGGGTCGGCCAGGGCGGGCCCCATGATCCACCACGCCCTAGCGGTCGGCACCCCGTCGATGGTCGACACGATCAGGTCGGCCATGTCGTCGCGGTGCCAGAGGTCATGGTCGTACACCCGGCCGATGTCGGCCAGAGCGCCGATCAGGTCGGCGATGTGATCGGCGATCGGGACGACATCGGCGGTGGCCACGAGGGGGAGGTTACGCCCTGGTGCACCCCGAGCACCGGACCACGGGGGACGGTCGGCGGGTGGCGGGGCGGGTAAAGAATCGGCACGGCGCCTTACGGGTTCTGGTCATGCCCGCCAGCGTACGGCGAGGAGCCGTCACGGGGCTGGCATGGGAAAGGCGGCCAGGGCTCGGGGACTCCGGTAGCCCTGGCCGCCTTCGCCCCTCGCATCCTGGGGGGAGGAGGCGAGGGGGCATCGGCCTCGGCTTACCACATATCAATCTGGTCGCGGAAGTCCGACGTCCGGATGCGGTTCCACGGTCCGATGTAACCGGAACCCCACTGCTCCACGTTCCCTCCGCCCGTCTCTCGGCACCACGCCCAAACCCCGCTGTAGTTCGGCGACGACCACGTGTCATAGCCCAGATACGAATCGAACCACGTCTTCCCCGCGTAGAAGTTCCCACCGGCCGCGCAGTCGTTGTAGCTCACGGCCTGGGAGTTTGTGTCCAGGTTGGGGGCGATGTCGATACCGCAGAAACTCACGTTGCATGTGTCCTGCCACGGCACCGCCCAGTCGCCGAAGTCGAACGTCGCCTGCATGTTGATGTAGGTCCCATTCGCGTAATAGAGGTACATAATCACGTGCCACGTGCCGATGTCGAAGTTCCCGCCCCACCAGCCGTAGTGGTGGGTGGCGTCGACTTTCCAGACGTAGCCCGGGTCGGTGGAAGGCATCCACCCCGAGCACGTGTCGACGGCGTTCGGTGCCGGCGGTGTGTAACCGCAGTACATCCGATCGCCCAGATAGGTGGCGCTGGCAGTCGGGGCAGCCGCGACGTCCAGGGCGAGGATGCCCCCGAACACGGCCATGACGAGCACGGCTGACATGACCAGCCGTCTGATAGTGGTGGTATGCATAGCCATGACACTACGCGTCTAGGGGGCGTCCAGGTCGGATAGCCAGCGGCCGAATCTGATGTGAGCGGCGAGCGTCTCGGCGGTCATCGCCTTCTTAGTCTTCGCCATCACCTTGCGGCCCTTCGTGCCCTTCTGGCCGATCCGGCGCGCGACCATGAACGCCTGTCGACGGGGCAGCCCCCAGGCGGCCATCACCACGGACACTGGCGGCGGCTTCCCGGCGCGCCGGCCACGCTCGACAAGGGCAGCGTGCGGGGCCAGAGACTTGACGTCGACCCCCACCCGCTTGCCCTTCGCGTGGCGGCTCGACATTATCGACCCCCGATACCGCCCCGTCTCGACGGGTGCGATGCCCCGGGCGTAGCTGGCGGCCTGCCCCGCGAGGTCGTCGCACACGTCGTACGCCTCCGCCACGATCCGGTCGAGCTTCCGGTCGACGGCGCGGCTGATCCCGTCATCGAACACGACGGTGATCTTCGCTCGGGCTGGCACCTACGGGCCGCGGTGGAAGATGCTCGACTGCCCCGAGCTGATCGTAAACCGGCCGTACGCGGGCCGGCTCGGCGACTCGGGGACCCCGCCCCCGGCGCCCACCGGTGGCAGCCCCATGAACGTCCGATAGATGTTCGTCAGCCGGTCGGCCTGCTGTTGGAGCATCAGGGCCCGCTGGGAGCCGTCCGCAAAGTCGGTCGGGATCGCGGCCTGGCGGTCACTGGCGGCCTCCGCGAGCAGGAACAGGCACACGTACGCGGCGGCCAGGGCGGCGACGAACACGAACGCGCTCTCTGGCACCAGGTCGTCCGCGGTGTCGTCGGTCGGGAACGGCAGTGGCGACGAGCTGGTGAACGTCACCCGCACCTTCGCCCCGACCGCCGGTGACGCGGAGTACAGGATCAGCCGGGTCAGCGACGGGTCGGCCACAGTGCCCCCGATCGCCCACTCCGCCCCGTCCAGGTACGAGGGCGGCAGATCGCCCACCGGGTACTCGACGGCCTGCACGGCGTCCGTGGCGGCGTTGTACTGGGCGGCGGGTGGCACCGGGAACGACAGGTACGCGGTGCCGTTCCCGATCGCGTCGACAGTGACGAGCGCGCCGGCCCGGTCCTGGGCGTACTGGGCGAGCGCGGCGGGGAGCCCCAGATCCTCGATCGCCCCGGCGTGGGTGACGTCCAGCTGGGCGGCATCGTGAAGCCAGAGCGCCACACGAGCATCCCAGTCGGTCAGCGTGTGGCCCACGTCACTCCAGCCAGACGGCGCCCTCGATCGTCCCGGCCACGACGTCGAAGAACAGCCCGGTAGCGAAGCGCAGGTAGAGCCCGCCCACCGTGTCGTAACCGTTCGCGGCGGTACCGAAGACGGCGATGATAGGGCCAGCGACGGTCAGCCCGTCACGGATGCGAGCGCTGGCGGCGGCCGCGGCTGTCTCGCGGATCGACCACCCGAACAGCACCCCCGGCCCGGAGTAGACCAGCTGGTCGACCCCGGTCAGGGCGATCGACGTAGCCACGGGTCAGGCGCCAACCATGTGGACGACCAGGAGCCCCGGCGGCAGTAGCAGCCCGGTACCGGTGACGGCCTTCTCGGCGGTCACCACGTCCCCGACCGCCAGCAGCAGGTCGGCGGCGGTGGCCGACAGTGGGATCACGAGCGGGGTGGACGCGGTGGCGACGACCGCGCCGGTGCTGAACGCCAGCGTCCCGGGCACCGTGGTCGCCACGCCCGTCTTCCGGTTGCGGACGTTGAGCGTAAAGAAGTTGGTCGCCTGCCCGGTCACGGTCGCTGACACGATCAGCTCAACCGCTGTGATCCGGGCCGCGAACGGCGCCCGGAACAGCGCAACCTCGATCGCCGTGGCGGCGGCCGCGCCGGGGAAGTGCGTCCCGATCGGGAGGTCGCCCGGGAGGTCATGGATTCCTGCCATCTGGTCAGTCCTTCTTTCGTAGGTCCGGCTCGGTCCGGGCGATCAGCTGTTGCCCCGGCTGAAGCCGCGGTAGTCCAGGACGGCGGCGCCGTAAATGTGGCGGATCTTGTACGTGACCTTGTCGGCATTGAACATGGAGCCCACCGACGGGTCGGACTGAGTGAACAGCTCGGGCGCTTCGCGGCCCTGGTAGAACCCGACTTCCATGGTCGGCACGTCCGCGGGGTTCGCCACGAGAATCCACTTCGTGGTGCTCGCCCAGTAGTCGACCACGAGCGGGGTCATGGTGTTATGGATGTTCGGGGTGTTCGACGCGGCGCCCACCGGGGAGCCCGAGGGGAGCGCCACGGCGCTGGTGCAGAGCTGCCACGCCAGCGTTTCCAGGTTCGCCACCGTGATCAGCGTCTGCGGGGTCAGCCCCAGGATCTCCAGGGCGTTGCCGTAGGCGGCCAGGCGGCGCATCTGAATGCGGGATGTCTCGACGGCCGTGGACGAAAGCGCCGTCGCGGTCGTATTGAGGTGGGCGGCGTCGAACAGCGCCACCCCGTCGTAGATGAGCGGGTTGCTGTCGATGAAGTCCCACACGAACCGGAACAGCGTGTGAGCGGCGGCGCGCCCGAGCCGACGGGGGATGCTGGCCACGGCGCGCTGGTCGTCGTTGGCGATCATCTCTAGCGTGACTTCCTCCAGCCCGCCACGCTTGCTGATCCCGTACGTGACCTCCTCATTTCCGGGGGACGTCAGCGGCTGGTAGGGGACACCCTCACCGACGGCGGGGAGGATTCCGTACCCGCCGATGCGGTCGAGCCGCTGGGTGCGGAAGTCCGACACGCTCACGACGCTGGAGACGATCCGGCGCCACGTGTCCAGGCTGGGCACCGCGTACTCGGCGATCATCCGGCGGGTGATGCTGTCGCCCAGGACCAGGTTCCACGAGCTGGCCGTCAGAGCTTCCACCCCTCGGGCCCTGGTGATCGCCTCCAGCGACCGCTTGCGGGCGTCGGCGGGCGCCTCACCCGGGCGGGGGAACCCGAGCGTGCGGACCGAATCGAAGTCGCCCGAACCGACCGATTCCTGAACGATCCGACGGTTCACGTCTTCGGCGTCCAGGAACCCACCGCTCCGGTAGCCGGTCAGGTCGGCCCATGCCTCGCGGATCGATCGGTAGCGGAGCGTCGCGGCGGGGCACCCGAAGTACCCGTCGAGCGCTTCCACCTTGCGGGCCCATTCGTCGTCAACGACTACGGCCCCACCGCGGACTTCGCCGATCGCGCTCCGGCCGGCGGCCTCGACGGCGCGAGCCTGGGCCACGAGGGGGGCGGACACCAGCGCGACGTGTGCCTTCAGGGCGCGTTCGGTGAAGGTGGCGGGGATCGTCGGGCGGACCAGCTCGGCGATGGGCTCGGGGAGCCCGTCGAGCGCTTCCCTGATCCACGCCCGCCCGGTCAGGCTGGCGGCCTCGGTAGCGGCGGCGCCCACCAGCTCGGGGGACTTCGCGTCAGGTGGGACGGCCGGCTGATCGGGCGCCAGGCGGGGCTCCGTCCCCTTGTCCGGGTCGCCCTTGTCGTCGTCGGCCTTGTCGTCGGGCTTGCCCTTGTCGGCCTTGTCGTCGGACTTCGCATCCTTCGGCGGCTCCAGCGACTTCGCCATCCGGAGCGCCTGCCCAGCGTCGAGCCCGGCGGCCTCCAGGATCGCCTTCGCCTCATCAGACTGAAGGATCGTCGTCCGGGCGGCCTCATCGGTCGCGTCCGAAAGCGCCTTCAGCAGATCCTTCAGTGTCTTCACGTCGAGCCCTCCGGCCAGGTGTCGGGTAGCCCTACCGCCAGCGGCAGGGTCAGCCACCACATCAACTGACAGCACGCTGTCAATCGCTATGGCTTCAGTCACGCCGTGGGCTAGGCGGCGAGAGCGCATCAGAACATCGTGTGACAGCCCCGCCAGCGGGGGGCGTTTCGCCCCTTCAGCCTCCAGGGAAGCGTCCAGGATTCCGGCCACGTGGGCGGCACGCGGCGAGGTCAGCAGCTCCACGGTTCCGTCGAGCCCGCCGGCCACAGCCTCCACGTCGCGGACCGAACCGATCATGCCTTCCACCGTGGACGTCCGCACTTCGTCGTCGGTGCGGTGGTGGTCGTACACCCGGGCCCCGTTGTAAAGCGCGGCGGCCTGGTGCAACACGGACTCCGGGTACAGCCGGCGGTTCTTAGATTCCCCGGCATTGATCAGCCGGGCACGGTACCGGCGGCGGCCGTCGTCGCCGTCGGCCAGGCGCTCGACCACGCGCCCCGCCATGTCCGACTCGCGGGCGCGCAGGGCGGCGTCGTCCTCGGTGACACGGCGTGACAGGTCCTGGGTCATCACGTACCCGGCGGGGGTTCCTGGGGCGGGAGCCTGGGCGGCTCGCCCGGCTCGGCGGCGGTCGGTGTCCGGGCGTACAGGGGGAACGGGCCCTCGTACCGCGGGGGCGGCTCCCAGAGCATGATGCCGCGCTTCCCGTCGGCGTCGGGGCGGTTCTGCTCGCCTACCGCGATGTACCACGCTCCCGAGCTGGCGACCTTCCAGAACACGCCCTGCCCGCGAGCGGCGATGCTGGCCAGCTCCGACAGCGGATACCCGAGCAGGCGGGTCAGGTTCGACCAGGCGCCCACGTCGTCGGCGTCGAGCCCGTCGCCGAACTGGCTGACGATCTCGGTGGCTTTCGCTACCGATTCGGTCGGGGCCCGCCAGTCGGGGACGGCGCCCTGGCGGGTCAGCTCGGCGTCCAGGTCGTCGGCCAGCTGGCGGTCGGCGGTGTCGCCGCTAGCGTTCGCTTTGCGCCGGGCGTCCGACGCGAGCACGGCCAGATCGTCGGAGTTTCCGTCTTCGCGCTTGCGGGCGGGCATCGGCGGGGATCGTAGTGCACCTGGAGGCTGCGACCGCGCTATGTCAGAGCGGCGACCCGCTGTTTGCCGTCGCCTGCCCCGCAGGTTGCCCCGGTTGCTCCGCTCCGGTGCCGATGGTGTTATCCACCCCCGGCTGGGCCCCAGGCGGTCCTGCAGGCTTCTGGGGGGCCCACTCGTCCATCCACGCCTGAACGGTCGCGGCGTCGTCCAGCCCCGGCTCCCACGGCTGGCCCATGAAGTCCGACCACGCCCGCTGGACGGCGGCGCGGGCGGCCTCGGGGCCGATCAGTCCGCCCTGCACGAGGGGACCCATCGCACCAGCGAGGTTCGCAAGGATCGTCGCATTGATCTGGGCATCGGTAACCGCCACTTCGGGGCCGACCATCTGGACGGTGCGCCACGGCTCCAGGTTGCGGGTGCTGTCCGCCTGGGCACCGGGCAGGGTCACGAACCGGGGGAGCTGGCGAGCGCGCACGGCCTGGTCGACCACGAACCGGCACACGTCGCCCATGAACTCCAGCCACTTCGTCTGGACGTTCTGCACCCGGCGGCGCACCGGTTCGGCCATCGTCACCGCGGTGGCCCGGTTCGCACCCTCGGAATCGGCCAGCCACGGCTTCGCGAGCCCGACGCCACCCGCGACGTTCGTGAGCACGGCGGCGGCTGTCGTGGTGTCTTCGTAGCCGGCCTGGGCGGGCGACATCGCCTCCCATTTGACACCGCTGTTCGTGACTTCCACGCTCCCGGACTCCGGCGGGTCGAGCGTGCCGCGGGCCTTGACGTACGCCTTCACGTCGTCGTCGTCCCCGTCAACGGTGACCTTCCAGATCATATATCGGGCCAGCGCGGTCCGGTCGACCAGGTTCCAGAGCACCCGGTCGTAGGCGGCCAGCCAGTCCAGCACGGGCATCAGGAACGGCGCGCCGCGGGTGTCGCTGGTGACGGCCCTGAAGTCGGCCCGCCAGAACACCGCGCCCGAGCGGAGCCCCGAGGCGGTGTCGTACGTGATGGCGGGCAGCGCGACCAGCTCGCCCGTGCGGAGCACCATGTTGACGGTTGCCGGCCACCACGGGTTTCCCTCGCGGTTGCTCACCGACTGGACGCACGTCGTGTCGATCGGCTTCAGTCGGACGTCGCCGAACAGCTCGCCGACCATCGCCTCGATCAGCGTCTCGCCGTACAGCAGGTGGGAGCGCAACAGCTCGTCCTGGCGGGCTCCGAGGTTCACGAGCGGATGGGACCAGAAGTCGTCCAGGACCGTCTGCACTTCGGGCACGGCGCTCGTCGGGCGAACCCCGGTGTCGCCCACCGCGAACCCCGTGTAGGTGTCCACGATCGCCCGGCCCATCGGGTGCGCCCGGTAGACCATCACCGACTGGGCCCTGGCCATCTCGACGGTGAAGACGGGGATCGGCCGCTGCTGTTCGGTGCCCACCCCGAGGGGGGTGTAGCCCGCGTCGCCGTCGATGGGGTCGTACCCGAACGAACCGGCGGCGCCGGTCGCCCACAGCTGCTGGTCGACGGTCGCCTCGCGAGCCCGGCGGACGATTCGGCGGGCCCCGAGCAGGCTACGCGCCACGGTTGCCCCGTGACGGGTGAGCGGGGCCCACGATCATCTGAGCGGGCGGGAGGTCACGCCCGAGCGCCAGTCGTTCCCGATCGCTGATCGGAACCACGGTTGACACCACGCTGTCAGGTCGGGGCTCGGGGAGTCTCGACCAGGCGACGTAGGCGGAGCCCGCGAGGATCAGTCCGGCCACGATCATGCCCAGGATGGGGGCGAGCAGCCAGCCGGCGGTCACGAGCAGCCCGCAGCCGGCGGTGGCGGCCAGGGCGATGGCGACGAGCTGGAAGCGGCGCACGGGCGGAGCCTACAGCGACAGCCGGCGGTTCGACGCGAACACGGACCCGCCCGCACCCTTCGGTGCTGGGTTCGCGGCCGGCGCCGACTTCCGCTCGCGGCGCTGCCAGCAGGCGAACGCGATCACGTCGGCCATCACCGGATCTATCCGGGCGGCGGTCATGCCCCGGTCGGGCTTGATCGGCCGGATGTTGTCCACCTGGTCGCGGACCACCTCCACCTGAGAGTACGCCCACCGTTTGACGGGGTCACGATGGTGCCGGAAACGCCCGGACAGGATCGCCCGCTCCACCGCCTTGCACCCTTCTGACAGCCCCTGGTACGTCTGGGGCAGCTCGACCACCTGGCGGGCCGCCCGCTTCGCTGCCAGCTCCTGCAGGATGCGGTGGGCCTGCCACCGGTCGAGCCCGACGGCCTCCATCCGTAACAGCCCCTTCAGCGCGTACAGCGTGTCCAGGATCGGCTGGTAGTCGACGGTGTTCCCCTCGGTGAGCTGCACCCACCCGGCGCGGGCCCACTGGTCGTACGGCACCCGGTCCCGTTCGCATCGCTGCAGTAGCCCGTCCTCGGGCAGCCAGGACCACGTGACGGACAGCCCGGCGGACAGGTCGTCGTTCGGGTCGTCGGGCACCCACAGCCCCAGGGCGGTCAGGTCCGACACGGCGGACAAGTCGACACCCGCCCACGCCTTCCGCCCGCGGAGCCCGTCAGGGAAGGCGTCGAGCCCGTCGGGGGGCTCCCAGCCGATGGGCTCGACGTTGCCGGCGGCGTCGTAATCGGCGATGTCCAGCCAGCGGTGGGCCTGGCGCACACGGCGGTTTAGCGACAGCCGGAGAAACGTCGGTTTGTAGCTCGGGGACGTCTGGGCCTTCTGGGCCTCACCTTCCAGGCTGGCCAAGGAGACGCTGCGGCCCAGTCCGGGGTTGCACCGCGCCCACACGTCGGGGGAGAACGGGTCCTCGTCGTCGGGGCTGGCCCAGATCACACCCCACACGCGCGCGTCGACAGCGTGCCCTTCGGCGAGGTTCACAACCTCCTGACGTTTCTCCGCGTAGATCGTGAAGTCGTCGCCTTCGTCAGCCGTGGTGATGCAAACCACGAGCGGCTGGGCCCGCGCCCCGACCCCCGTCTCGATCGCGTCGATCAGGGCGCGGTCGCGGTGCACGTGGATCTCATCGATCACGGCGCCGTGGACGTTCAGCCCGTGGGCGGCGTCGGCCAGACGGGACAGCACCCGAAAGAACCCACCCGTGGGTTCGTAGCGGATCACGTCCCGCAGCGTCTTCACCCGGCCGGCCAGCAGCGGGGCGGCCTGGGCCATCAGCTTGGCGGGGTCGAAACACTGGCGGGCCTGGTCGCGCGAGGTCGCCGCCGCGTAGACCTCCGCGCCCGGTTCGTCGTCGGCGCATAGCAGCACCAGCGCCAGAGCGCTGCACAACGTCGTCTTCCCGTTCTTTCGGGGGACCTCCACCCACAGTCGGCGGATCACCCTGGTGCCCGCGAGGTCCTGGCGGGGGTGGTCGTCGTCGTACTTCCACCCGAACACGGGGGCCAGGACCCACACGATCTGCCACGGGTCGGGCACGAACGGGGTGCGCGCCAGGCGGCCCTTGACGTGGCGGAGCGCTGTGCACGCCCGGATGGCCCGGACGGCGGCGTCCACGTCGAACCTGATGTGTGGCCCCGCGGGTCGGGGGGTGGCGTACAACGGCGGGCAGTCCAGCCAGCTGTCGTCCACGGTCACCGGCACGGGGAGCAGTGCCAGGCGCAGCGTCAGCTCTGACAGTGCGCTGTCAGGTATCGGGCATTCAAGCGCTGAACGGATCGTGTTCGTCACCCGGGGCCCCCTCGGGCTGCACCAGCCCGGCCCGGGCGTGGGGCGACAGCCCCAGATGTGTGATCAGCCGGTTCAGCTGGGTGCGGTACTGGGTCGCCGACGTCACGTTCGGGTTGCGGACGATCGTGTGATCCCGCCCGGGCACGGTCATGCCCTGCTCCGTGATCAACCGCTCCGCCATGTCCAGCCGGGCGCAGCAGATGGCGTAGTCCATCAGGGCCCGGTGGTCGAGCGCTCCGGCCAGGAGCCCCATACCGTCGAGCTTGGTCACCACGGCACGCCACTCCGCCCGCGCCGTCGCCCGCAACCGGCCCTCCTCCACGTCCGCCCCGGGGAACGTCACACCCCAATCGGGCTCGGTCGGCCGTTCCCGGCCCGTGACGAGCTTCCGGGCGAGCTTCCGCCGGCCCTCGTGGCTGGGGTCGCCTTCCTTCACGGCGGACAAGTTGCGGCGGGTCGGCATGGACGGGATCGTACCCCCCGGCGCGACGGCGCCCACGGCCATCAGGTGATCACAACCTCGCTGGACAGATCG